GTAGTTGTCGAAAAGGACGATACTCTTTCGGGCTGACTTGACAAGATCGCAAACGAATTTGTAGGCGTCGAATATCTGGCCGGCAAAAAATATTCCCTCTATCGGCGGTAAGGAATGGCGGACAAAAAAATCTACTTGGTTACTGAGCCTTTGTATTTCGGAGTCGTGTTCTCTCAGTCGGTTATCAATTCTTTTCTCTAAACTGTCGAGCTTTTGATTGATGGAATAGCCTTTCAGCATGTATTCTTTTAGGACTTTGTTCGCCCACTGGCGGAACTGTGTACCTCTTTGACTCTTTACCCGATATCCGACGGATATAATTACATCTAAATTATAATATTTCGTACGGTAACTTTTCCCATCACTGGCAGTTGTAAAGGATTCCTTGACAACTGAATCCCGATCCAATTCTTTTTCTTTAAATATATTACCAGTGTGTAAACTTATATTTTGCTTGGTTGTTTGAAATAATTCGGACATTTGTTGTTGTGTCAGCCATACGGTCTCATTTTCTAAACGGACTTCCAGACTTACAGAACCTTCTGGTTGATATAATACGATTTCACTCTTTTGTTCCATCTCTAAATAGTTTTTGCAAATGTACATAAATAATTAAAAAACAGTGATGAACTTCTGAGATATGAGTTCACCGGGTATTGGTCTCGTCGTATCAATTCCGAACATCGTATTATCTACACGGTTCATGATGATATTGTGACCGTTTTTGTCTCCATGAGGTACTATTATGCAAAGTAAATTTATAGAAATTCTATTTTGCTTTTATATTGGCAAAATCAATGACTTGACGATTAGCAGTGTCTATTTTTTTCGGAATCAAAACCTGTATGAATGTCTATTAATGCGATTACCGGCCTACCATTTGCCTATTAGGCCCATATTTTTAAGACTGGATATAAAAAGAAAAACACTGATAATTAATTATCAGTGTTTTTATAAATCAGTCGGGGTGACAAGACCTTATTCAAGGGAAGAGGGTTATCTAAATGATTGATTTACAATAAAGATTTTAAGAGAAATACGGGATATTTCTCCCGTATTTCTCCCGGTAGAATAATATGTAATGGACTATAAATAAATTGATTATTTAAAAATTATATTTTTTGAATAATCGGGATCTACCGTTTCTGTTATAGTTTTTTCAAGGTCTTGTTTTTCTGTGGGATATAGAATCAAAGCAGAATCTAGTCTGCCATAGTGGTTTATAAAATACCGAAATTCTCCTGTACAAAATTTACCTATAAATCTAATATCTATCTTGTTTGCAATTCTTGAATTATCAATTGAGTTACAGTAATAACCTTTTCCAGTATATATAGTATATTTATTAGGGTGTGCGAGTACAGAATCACGAGAAATATTATTAGGATTAAGAAGGCATACATTTTCTATTGAATCATAAGGGGGAAGTTCTCGGTAGTGATTATCCCAAATAGGAATTCTAATTTTTATAGTTTGCTTAGGATATATAGTATCGATTTTATGTGTGTATGTGTCATATTCGGCAGGTTGAGGAATCATGACCGTTTGATCACCAAATATAAACAAGACATTAGAAACAAGCATCATATCTTCTTTATCATAATAATTTATATCGAGTCCTCTATAACCTGAATAAGAAGGAGAATAAAATCCTGCGCTTGTGAGAAAAGATGTATTTGTCTGTACATAGTAATCGGTTTCATTTTTTAGATTATACTCTATGAAATGGAGATCTGTTTTATCCGCTTTATCACAAGCGAAAAAAGATAGTAAAATCAAAGCTCCGAAAAATAATAATAGTTTTTTCATAACGGTTATTTTTTATTGGTTAGTAATTCAATCATTTTTTCTTGTGAATCAATAATTTTTTCAAGGTCCTTAATACGTTGTTTTAGTGCCTTTACTTCGGGAGATGTGAAAACGATTCGATTGCCATTTCCTATACCTCCTATGTGGTTTTGATTACCCGATACTGTTACAGAACTGGCATCGTCAAAAAAAGAGGACGGAGAAACACCTAACAACTCGCAAATTTTTTCATAAACATTTAAGGATAATGTTTCTCTTTGTAAAGATTGATGAAATCCAACCTCTGACATTCCTACTATTTCAGCACATTGTTTGATTGTGTAGTTGCTTTTCTTTATTTCATCTTTTAAATCCTTGTAATTCATATTTTTACATATTATTCTATTATGAAATAGTATATTTTAACATATAATCTATCTTAATAAATTAAGATATATCTATATTTGTCGTGTGTAATCCTACACAAAATAAGTAAAACGACACAAAACAAGCAAAAAAAATATGAAAAAGACGACAGACACAACAAACAACGACAGGCTGTTAGCGTGGCTTTCGACAATTCCGGTCGGCATACTCCCGGAAATCCGGAAACAGATCATGCGGGACTGCGGAATAACGCGCTACGTGCTCTCTTATTGGCTGAGTGGACGCACGAAGATTCCTTATCTCGCCATGCAGAAAATAGAGGAAATCGCCGGTAAAAGAATATTCGAATACTAACCATAAAATAAAAGTATATGAAACAAGCAGGATTTTATATGATTTATGTAGAGGGAGGAAATAGCCCTACATACAAGCACGATTCATTCGAAAGTGCATCGAAAGAGGCTTATCGTTTGGCCGGAACAACCGGTAAAGAGGTTTTTATTCTTTCTACCGTCGCTTCATGCAAAAAAGAGATCATAATCATAGGGGCCTGTAAGCCGGAAGATGATAATCTACCCTTTTAACCAAACAAATTACTAACCAATAAATTATTAAACGTATGAAAATTATTGATTACAAAAGAGGAAATGACGAAGGCGGCATCCTCATTAACGGAAAAGACCAGTATATCGCGGTCACGGTGAGCACAAGCAAGAAATTCAAATCCTTGCGGGGTGCTCAAAAGTTTTTGGAAAGCTATGGGTACAAAGAAGTGAGAGGTAAACATTCTATCGGAGGAACTCAGTACAGATCGAAGGATCGCAACAGCCGTGCAGAAATCTATCCGGGTGGACAAGATGAATACGGGAGAGACCTTTTCCGGGTAGAATTGAGAGAGGATAACGGGCATGTAGAAGAACTCTACATGACAAAAACCAAGTTGAATCGATGGCTGGATCAATTCGGATTCGAAAGAATCGAAGGAACCATAAGGAGATATCCGGAGGGAGAAATCGAAACCTACTTTGTCGATGAAGATAAATTCATACCGAGAGGGGAATACAGGGAAACCGATTTAGACCGGAGAAAACGAGATGTAGACTTTTTAATAAAAGAAGTCTACGGGTCCCGCAATGTGATAGAGTTCAATCGCCCTGTCTATCTGAAAGAGAACCGATCCGTAAAGCGGCTGAACAACAACGGATATGTATATGACGTGACGGATAGCGTATTAGAACGCCTGAAAAGAGAATACAGTTACGAAACCGATTTTTAACCCTTAACTGTCTGACACTATTATATGGAACCATCGAAATTATACAGAGGTAGAGACGCCGCGGGAATCTGGCATTACGGATATTTCGTCGAGCAATGGATTTACGGCGTGGAAAAGAAATACATACAGGTAGATGTCGCCACCGTTGGGAAAGCCATCGATGTAGAGGATAAAACCGGAACCCCCATCTATACCGGCGATACCTTCGAATACAAGGGATATAAATTCGTAGTCGAGTACGATAAAGACGGAGCCGGGTATGTCGGCAAAGGAATCGACAACCCCACTTACCAGATATCCGGCTATGACTTGAAACGAATGATCATCACCGGAAACATTCACGATTAAAGTTCTTAAAAATGGAAAAGGCACAAACTATAATGGAATTGACACTAACGGGATCTTTACTAATGTGTGCATTGCTACTCATTATAGCAGTACTTATATTGATATACAAAATTTTAAAGGAAAAATAAACAACTGACATTATGGAAATAAAGAACGAACAAAATATAAGCGATATATTCAACTCTTTTGTAAATACAATAAAAAAAGATAAGGACGTTAAATCGGCTCTTGTTTTGATAGAAACAAAAGATGCTCGGATTATGCAAGTAAAAGGGAGTGGAACAAGCATATCCGAATCGTTATACGAACTTTGTAAAGTGGTTCCATCAATCAAACATACATTGAAAGTCGCATTGTTTGTATTGGAGCATGAGAAACCGGCAAAAGCAACCGATGAAGCGAATTAAAGTACTATTTATCCTTCTTTTCCTCGCATCCTGTATACCGAAGGAAATACCGGAAGAACCGCCCTTGCCGGACAACGAACGTCCGGGAATGAACATCACCATAGACACGACCGAAATTGTCGTTAAAAACGATACCATTCTGTTATGACACGATTAGAAGAATATCTCAATACCCGTTTGGCGAATATCGGGCTCTCCGCCGCTGAAAACAAGCGAATCCTATACTATTCCGGGCAACCGAAGGAAGTACCCGTTATCGGGCTGAATGAGCGCAAACAAGCCATTACTTTGCCTTATTGCTCTCCGAACGGAGAGGTCGCCACTTATGAATACGAAGGTCGGCAAATCCCCTTCGAGCGGCTTCGGTACATGGAACCGCAGGAGTACGAGGATAAAGACGGGAAGAAAAAGACAATGCGGTACAGCCAGCCGCCGAAAACCGGTGTATATACCTACATGACGCCCGGCATAGTCAGAAGATACCGGTTAGCCGAGAAAATAAAGACGCTGTTTATCGTCGAGGGCGAGATCAAAGCCCTTTCCGGCGATGTGCTGGGACTTCCTATCATAGGCATAGGAGGTATTCAGAACATCAAGGACAAGGAGAACAACACGATCGACGACTATATACGAATGATTATCGATCGCTGCAAGCCCGACAACGTGGCTCTGCTTTTCGATGCCGACCTTCTCGACGTGAAATATTCAGAGGACAAAGACCTGTCTACCCGGCTACAAAACTTTTGCTCCGCCGTCATAAACTTCATGGAGTACATGAAGCCCTTCGATGTCGATTTGTATTTCTCCCATATAGCCACCAAATACAGCGAATCGGCGAAAGGGTTGGACGATTTGATCGCCACGCTGAAACCCAAGAAGAAAACAAAGCTGGTCGAGGAATTGAACGACTTGATTACAGGGAGAAAGGATTTCATTAACTGCATGGCTCTTTCTCCCGGTATCAAATACAAGCTCGAAAAATACTTCTTCCTCGACAACGTGGCGAATTTCTACGAGAATTACAAAGCCATATTGGAGGACAGGATATTTAAGTGGAAAGGAGCCTCTTATTACTTCGACGGGAGTAAGGTTGTCAGGGACAATCTTACCAAAGCCAAGATGTTTATCAAGGTCGCCGACCAGTATTACCGAAAATGTATCGTATTCGACGACGACCACGACAAAGAGCACAAACAGCCCATTATGAAGCTGGTAAGATATAACGAAGGGACGGTAAAACAAGAAGTGAAGGATATTTCGTTGATACCCCGTTACCAGATGTTTTTTAACGAGCCGGAGAACACGAACAAATACAGGCGTATAAAGAGAGAAGTTTTCGAAGGTATAGAGACAGTAAGCTATAACCGCTATAATCCGGTATATCACGATATAAAACCGGGGAGCTGGAAAACGATAGAATCCTTTTTGCGGCATATCTTTTCCGATACCAATTTAGCGGGGGAAAAGATGTATGAGTTCGGATTGGATTATATACAGCACACCTTTTTCGAGCCCCGAAAGAAAATGCCGGTTCTCTGTTTCGTATCGAAAGAGCGGAACACCGGTAAATCGACTTTCCTCTACCTTATGCGGGCTATATTCCAAGAGAATGTTATCGTCGTCGACTCTGACCGGTTGAACAGCCAATTTTCAGGCGTATATTCCGATAAATTGATTGTCGGGATAGAGGAAGCCTTCGTGAGTGAAAAAAGGACGGAAATAAAGGAAAAGATAAAGAACTGGGCGACCAACCCCAATATGTTAATGGAGCAGAAAGGAAAAGATGCCAGCGAGATAAAAAACTACATGCACATCATCGTATGCTCGAACAACGAGACGAACTTCATGCAGATAGACGAAGGGGAAAACCGTTATGCCGTACTCAAAGTAGGGGTTTTAGAAAAAGACGATCCTTTTATCATGAGCAAGATGGAGAAAGAGATAGGGGCCTTTCTCTATTACCTTTCGAAAAGAGAATATCATTATGAATGCGGGGAGTCGAGAATGGGATTCAATCCGGAAGTATATATGACGGAAAGTCTAATACGTGTACAGGAACGTACGGAAAACAAAGCCGTTAAAGAGATAAAGGACTTTATCCGGCAGAGCTTTATCGATTACGAAGCTGTTGAATTATATTACTCTCCGAAAGATCTGGCGATAGAAATAAACCAAGTGGGAGGATTCACCATATCGAAATCTACGATCATCGATTTTCTGAAATACGATCTCAACATGAGGCCGGAACCCATAACGCGATATGACTACTATGTGATGAAAATGGATCCCAATACAGGGACGATAAGACCGGAAAAGGGCGGAACCAAAACCGGAAGGCCCTACAAATTCATACGGAAGGATTTTATAAAGGAGGAATAAAAAATGAACGAAAAAACAATTGAAAAGAGTTTCGATGAGTACATGAAAAAGAATTATACAGAAAATTATCTGTCTAATTACAAAAGAGAAGTCATCGACAACCAATGTTGCGATTTCGCAAACGGCGTGGAATACTATCTGAAAAACACATGGCACGACAGAAGTGTAATCCCAGAATACGGCAGGAATATATTAGTAAAGACGAAATTGTATGGCGTATTTGTCGGAGGGAAAAGCCTATCGGAAAAAGATTACAAAACCTTTGACAAAGAGGTAGAGATAGAAAGCTGGGCATACATAGAAGATTTATTAACCAATAAATAGGAGGAATAAGAGATGTTTATTTTAAAATGGATAAAAGCAAAGAAAAACGGTATACCACTATATATTAAAGACAAATGGTATAATTATAGGGCGATGATGACAGAAAGTGAAGCGAAAACAACAGATCATATACAGATATACGATGACAATGGAAAATATATTGTCCCCAAAAGAGGAGTTACTGTTAATGTTTTTTTCTCAAAAAAGAAAGTTATAGCTACTTATGTAATAATAGGGATTCATGAAGAATCGCGGAATAAGGATTGGTTATATGCTTACGATTGGGTAAATGTAGATTTATTTTTCGTTGGAAATATAAAAAAGATATGAGAAAGGAGATAAGCCATGAAAGAAAAGGAAAAAATCGACTGGTTAAAATCACATTGTTTTTCTGAGTTCGCCGGTATGTACGGAAAAGTGTTCGATGATTTGTCAGAAACTCAACCTATATTTTGCGTTTGTGGAAAACTGGCAACCGGTATACATGAACGAACCTGTAAAAAATTCAACAACAAAGTAGAGAGAGAAGTTCTTAGAAGGCTCGCACACTTATTACCCTATTATTTAACCCGTAAAAAATTGAGATATGGAAGTAAACGAAATCATGAAAGCGGTACGCAGGATGCGGACCTACCAGAAGAAAGCCGCCGGTAAAAGAAATGATTACCAATTCCAAGACGCGAGGCGACAGGCCGAGAAGGAAGTGGACAGGTTAATCAAAGAATGGGAGGATAAAGAATTTCATAAACGACAAACACAATTATTCTAATTATTTCAAGATGCCAAATCGGTATCTTGGAAAGAATATATCTTTCAAGGACCCAATTTGTGACCTTGAAAAAAACGATTGGATATCACAATTTGTGATTTCAAGAGACATTACAACTTATAATAAATAAAAAAGATGAAACATGTATTTTTTTCCCTCGCGCTGCTGGTGGCAGTGGCAGGCTGTAAAAGCAAACAGAAGTTAGTCAAGTCCGAGTTTATCGAGAAACAGACCATCGACACGATACAAGTACCGGCCGAGCGTTCCACGCTTACCGGTACTTTGTCGTATATACCCGGAACCGGAATTGTATTCACTGGGATAGACCAGAAACAGACGCCGGGGATCGAGACCTCTGTTTCCATCAGCGGCGACACGCTGAAAGTAGAAACACGAACACAGGAGAAGAATATCCCAGTCGTCACCGCCTCGACTACCGTAGAAAACAAATATGTGGAGGAAAAAGAAAACAACGTATTTAAAAAGATTATGGAAGCAATAGGATTGATAATCGTGCTTTTTCTTGTCATTTTGCTAATTCGGATCAGTCCGAGAAAAGGATAAAAAAATTTTTTGACTGAAACTTTGTTACATTTGTTACATTTGTTACAAAATAGAGATAATAATATGATAATAAAGATATTATATAATAAAAAAGTTGTAACAAATCTTGTAACAAAATCGGAAATTGTAACAAATCGATTTTTGTGTTCCCGGATTGTAACAAATTTTTGTTACGATAAAATCTCTTGTAAAAAAGTTTGTTACACCGTGAAACGCTTTACACATCGGCTTTTTGAAAGATTTACCCCATCATGTAACAAATGTAACAGGATTTTCGCGCAAGTCTCAGGATTTTTTTTGGACAAAAAGAGAATATAACGATAAAAACACAAAAGATTTTCAATAGATTACATTGTTTTTCTCAATAAATTCATTAAATTTGAAAAATCGTAATAGCTTTATTATTAGCTATTTAAAAATTAAGTTGATTTTTGCAACCATTTTCGGACATAAATAAAACATTAAAAAAACAAATATCCATGCAAATCGATATTGTTACGAACAAAGAGATAGCGCGTCGGTTGAAGATCAGCGAGAGCAAAGCGTGCCGGTTGGTACGGCTGTATCGCGATGCGCATTCTTTGCCCAAATACTCGCCTGTCGAGTGGGTAAAGTTCTGCGATTTTCTCGGTTTGGAAGTTAAACCGAGTTAAAAGACGGTCAAAAATTGCATAAATTGCAATTCTTGCAGCCTCCGGTAAGAAGATACCTATATTCGTTCCGCATTAAATAATATGTGCGAATGAATAAAGCGGTAAAATGGCTCGTAGGAGGTGGCCTCTTACTCTGGTTATACAATAAGTTTGCAACGGCAACGGCATTGATGAAAACGAACATCGAAGTCGTGGGATTCCGTTTTTTCTCTATCAAGTGGGATTATACCACGGTAGATATAGATTTCCAACTGCAAAACCTTTCGCAGAACAGGGTAGTACTGAACGGCATACAGTTCAGCCTGTATTTAAACGGTACGTTCGTCGGATCGTCGAGCCAAAGCCTCAATAACGTAGTTTTGGAATCTTACCAGACTGTGAAGGTACGGGCACGGGTAAGCCTGAAAACCTCTAAACTGCTTAGCCTCCTGAATGCTTATTTAGCCACAAATTCAAGTAAATACCACATCGATGTATCGATAAACGGACGACTCGGCGCCAATGGAACCAGTTACCAGTTTACCCCGTCGTTCTACGTGCGTATTCCTTCGCTGGTTTCCCTTGTGGAAATGATTAAGAACCTGTTTTCGAGCGGCGACAAAGTGACCGATGTCGCCCATGACAAAGACGCGGAAGTAACCGAAATAACCTCTACTACGGAATGATCGCACAAGCAGAACATAAAGACACGATAATCAATCGTCAAGGAAAAACGAAGGATATCATGCAGGCAGTCGTCGATTGCTACAACTCCGACTATGCACAAGTTCAGGAGCTGGCCGATAACCTTCCGGGGAATGATACCCTTTCCCGTTGCCGGGCTGTTTTCGATTTCGTCGATAAAAACATCAAGTACCAGATAGACCCTTTGCAAAAGCAATGGATCAGAACCCCGGCGAGGTTATGGAGCGATGGCGAGGGGGATTGCAAGAGCTTTTCGATTTTTATTTGCTCGTGCCTTCGGTGCATGGGTATTCCTCACTTGTTCCGATTCGCCGCTTATGAAGGAAACGGCGATCCTACGCATGTCTATGCGGTTGCCATCGATGAAAGCGGAAAAGAGATAATAGTCGATCCCGTTTATCGAGACGAAAGCGGAAAAGCCGTCTTTAACAAAGAATGTCCATATACAAAAAAAATAGATATGAAAGGAACCACAGAAATAAGCCGGTTATCCGGTCCCGGCATCGGTTACTTCACCGAAACCGAAATGATAGAGATACAGGGCAAGGAATATTTGCCCCGTGTGGAGCAAGACTTCTTAATCAATCTGAACGCGTTGAATACCTTGTATAAGGGAGCCATCGCGGTGAAAGACGCGGCGTTCGCCAACCGTATCGAGAATCTTATGGACGTGGCGACGGTGGCTATTCTTTTATATGAATATTCGGAAGATGGATTCGGCGATGTAGAGAAAGGCATCTCCTGCCTCCGGGTGATGTACGACGAAGGGGCCTTTGACCAGCCTGTCGGCACGACCAACGAGCAACGTTCACAAGTAATGAATATCATGGTTAGTGCTATCGTACAAAAGTCTGCTGATGCAATATCCGATGAAGACGATATCGATTACCTGCTCGAAGCTACCGGTATCAGTACGCCGGGATTCGATGCTTCGGAGTTCCTCGGTAGCGATGTGGCTGTCGGAAGGGCTTCGTACCGCCAGATGAGAGCGGCATCCCTTTCGGGATCAAAACCAACACAGGCAGAAATCAATAAGATAGAACAAGCTCTTACAACCAATGCGGAATATTTTATGTACTCATTTATTCCTGATAATAGAGTATCAGAGTTTTCGCATCTTCCTGTTGTATTAGAAAAAAGAGCTTATTATAAGGATTTCTATAACAAGCTGAATAAAAATAATGTATTAACGCAAGAACAGGCTTTATCAGTCGTGAATTCGGCTATCTATTCAAAATATGGTTATAGTGGTCCCATTTTCTTAATTATGATTCGCGATGGAAAAATTCCTGTTGTGGGCAAAGCCGGCTTTCTATCTATTCTAACAGCTATTGCCGGATTGATATCTGCGATAGGAGCCCTTCTTTCAAAAATATTCGGAAAAGACGAAGATGAGATGAATGAGGAATTAAAAGTAAATGGACCGTCATCGACAGATGGACTCTTTACTGTTACAGATAGTAATAACTCATATCCCGATAATAGTACCACGGACAATCCCCTTGTGGATTTCAGCAAACCGACAGGAACAGTCGCCAGCTCGAATCTTCTCGGTATTCTACTGGTAGGAGGCGTATTGATGGCTTTGATATTCGGCGGAAGCGGAGACAAGAAAAAGAAGAAAAAATAACTTTTATAAACCCCTAAAAAATAAAGAAAATGGCAAAATTAAAAAAGTACCCCAAACAACCGAAGATGAAAAGCTCGGTAGAGGCTTGGAAACGCTACGAAGAACGTTGTCGTGAAGTGGACCGCTACAACAACGAACTCAAACGTAAGGAGGCGGAGAAGAAACGTATCATCGACAAAGTGCGTAAAATGAAGTAAGTAATTAACAGGTAAAAAAGATTGTTTTATGAAAAAGAAAACGAAAACGGACAGAATCGTTAAAACTGTCCTCGGTGGAGCCGCAGGCGGCGCCATCTGTCAGGTGGTGAAAGGGACCATCATGAAAGGAAAGAGTTCTTTATATACCGATTTGGGCTCTATCGCCATCGGTGCAATCCTTCCTTCCCTTGTGAAGATGGACGGTATCGGTGAATTGGGCGCGGGAATGATCGGAGCGGGAGCCGCAGGCGTGATCGCAAGCTCTGTCCCTTCGTTGGCCGGTACTCCGTTCAGCAGGTTCAATAATGCCCTGTACGGTGCGAATGCGGCTTATCGCCAAAACATTATTGGCAAGGGTCAAAAAAAAAATCAAAACAGCGTACTAATGTAAAAGGCACGCCGTTTAAAAATGTCTTATTTTAAAACAAGGTAAATTATGAATAATCAATTTATAGCGCCTTACCTTCGCAAACGTTGGGAGGACGCAAGAAAAAAAGTGCAGACGCTGAGTCCCGAACTTTTCCCCCAATCTTCCTATCTTCGGATAGACCAAACTCTGGTAAACGGAGTAGGCAACTATGTTTTCGATCCTATGCGCCAGAACGGACAGCAGGGCACATACGGGCAGTTGTTGAACCGTAACGACTTGTTCCTTGCCTATGGCATGGGGTTGTTCCTGATTTACGAGATGACAGCCAATCCGGGATCCGCCGTACTCGCCACTTCGTTATCCGATCTCGTTGCCAAAGCGAAGGTAATGGGTTCAACCGACACGATCCCCGTAGATGTTCAATGCGTTTATGGCGGTTCGCTTCGTTTGCAAACCGGAACGACGGTAACGTTCGAGGCGTTGGAAACCTCCATCTTCAACGTATCGCACCAAGCAGCCAACAGCGGGAATGATACGACCGCAGTCGTATCGCTCGACAGTTCCGTACTCGACGAGATTTTCTATACCCCGGAAATGATTGCTTTCGCCGGAACGAAAGAACAGACTTTCAGTCTGAAATTCCCGTGTGCCAACACATCGGTATTCCAGCCGGCAAGCTCTCCGAAAGGCTCCGTAGGGTTGAGTCTTATTATGCTCGGCTTCCTCGTGAAGAACGGAGCTCTGTTGCTCGAAAACTACAAGGGCGACGTGAACGACTTCCTCGCCCCCGCGTGATGATTCCATAATAGTGTCAGACCATCGATTTCCCGGAGTGTCCTCTATCTCCGGGAAATCTTAAAAAGAAAAGAAATGAGGGAATACGTTATACAGAATGTAGACTTTATACAATTAACTGTAAATCCGGGCGAAAACCGGGTTTATTTTCCCGTGTCCACCCATTTGCAAGGTAAAAAAATCCTATGGCTGGAATCTTATTATGTCGCTTCGGGCGTAACCTACGATTTGGCGGGACGTTATCCTCTGTTGATGTCGACCGGCATATATGTTACCCTGTATGACATGGACGGGAATTTAATCGTCGATTCTCTCACTATCGATTATTTCAATTCCTTCTCAGGGAATAACCTGCCGAGAATAGATGCCGTAATAGACTGGGAGCGTTCTTTCCTGTCGATTCAGACAGAAGTTCCGACCGAAAGCGTTGTATTTTTCTCCGTATATATAGGATCGGAGAACTTACCTATCCCTTCTCAAAGAAACATCTATAACCTGACCGTACCCGTTACCTCCCAAATGGAAGATATAACGCTGTATAGGAAGGTACAGGCATTGGAAGGGAAAAGAATAACCGGTATATATGTATCTTCGGACGATACGTCGGATATATTCAATTACCCGAACTTCATCGAATCGGGATATCTCTATTTTGTCCCCAAAGACAAATCCCGTTTCCTTAACTGTGTCCCCATCACTTTTTTCTCCGGCTTGGAAGGAGTATTGGAAGCGGGGACTTTATCCCTTCGCAGAAAATTCATTGCGCCGGTAGAGATCGATTTCAACCGTAGCAAAATATATATAAGATCCACAGATAGCAGAGTCCGTAATTTAAATTTAGCTTTTTGTTATGAATAGATTAGAATATACACCTTTTACCGGCGCCTATTCCATTTCGATAGATGTTTCTCAGGTTAATCCCGGAGATCGTATCTATCTGCCAGATACCCCGGTATTGTCCGACAAATTCATTACGGCGATGACTGTGTTCGGAATCAGTTACAGTTCTTCGAACGTGCAGGATCCGGACGGTAACGTCATATCTTCGAATAATGTCGGACAGTTTTTCGTCACATTGGTAGATTTGAAAAACGATGACTTTATTTCGAATATCCCGTTATTCTATTTCATGTACGGGGGCCGTCAAATCCCTATCAACCGATACCTTGTACTCCCGAACTGTTATCTGACGAAACCGAAAACAGGAAACACACAACATATCCTGTTGACGTTTTACTACACCTATACTCCCGAATCCTTGTGCAAAAGACAGGATTGTTTCGAGAAATTGAAAATACAGTCGGTTAACATTCCGGTGTATTCCAATTCGGCGAACAAGTATTATTTGCCGGATAATCGGGTGTTGGTGGATAAGAAATTTAAAAATATCTATGCGACAATAACATCTTCGGACGTTTCGTCGCCAGATAGCATACCTATTGTTGCGCCGATCAATTCGTTTTTGACGCTGGTTTATAAATCGGATATCATCTTGTACCGGTTCCCCGTATTGTATCTGTCGCAATGGAACTCCCCGTTCAGGCTGAATATGGATAATCTGCAAGCCGATTTACCGAGTTCCTATATAGAGCTCTCCCAAGATATTGCCCAGACGGTAGGGGATAAGGTCGTTTTCTTGAATTTTGAATACGAAGATTAAAAACTGACAGACTATGATACGCGGAAAAGAAAATTTAATCGAATGGGTGAAATCGACGCCGAACGTGAAACAGATACAGATTCGTACCTCTCCCGGCGCTGACGCTTTCCAGTTCCAGAGCGAGGAAGGCGAGAATAAAAAGACGATGGAAGATCGATTGTCCCGTACCCTCGACTATTTGGAACCGGGGAAATATTACATCGAGATGTCCGATGGAAATTCCCGGAGAAACTGGTATCGGGATTATTTTGTGCTGGAAGATGATGTAACGGCCGTTTCCTCTCAAATGGGAGCGGCGAATATCGGCGGCGTGCCTTCCGATGAAGTGGATAGGCGAATCGCCGCGGCTCTCGACGCTCAAAAGAAAGAGTTCCGTATCGCCGAGCTCGAATCGAAGGTAAAGGAATACGAGGAAGAATTAGAGGAAAGGGAAAGCCCTTTGCAGTCAGCGATCGGCCGTGTAGCCCCTTATCTTCCGGCTATCCTCGAAAGGTTCTTCGGTCGTCCGGGAATGCAGGTAGGAGTTGCCGGAACTTCGCAGCCTATCCGAGTTCCTGCACCGGAACCGGGCTCCGACGACAACTCCCGGATATTGCGAATAGCCGAACGTCTGGAAGCCATCGAGCCGGACTACTTGAATCTGTTGGAAAAACTGTGTGACAAATTGGAAGAAAACCCCGCTCTCTTGGGCATGATTAAACAGTTCGCTTGATATGAAATACAATCCTAACATATTCAATAAAGGGGTATTTCCCCGATTTACCAGTGTGACGGTGTATGCAAAACCTTCGTATAGTTCAGATGTCCTGTACGAAATAAAAGGTTTTGCCGGAATGACAGACGGAAATTATGAAAATGTGGACGGCTGGAACTGGTATCGACTCGGCTCTATCGACGGTGTTCATGTGTGGGGTTGGGTACGTGAGGATTATGTGGAGTTAAAGACGGTCGACCCTATCAATAACGAAGCGGCGCAATCTCAATTAAATCTTATTATAGAGAACGATAAAAATAGCATGATCAATCTATTAGTTGCCTCTCGTGGTTGTTCTATGCTTGAAAGTTCCGGTAGAAATGTATCTTCTATAAAAAATGAGATTCGCAATCTGTATATCGATATCGTTAACCGGAATAACATAATCGCGTCAATGCCCAACTTGGACGATAAGGTTTACGGTGAGCCTGTTTTAGATAAATTCGCTTCTGACCTTCGGAATATCGTAACACAAAATGCGGTAGGTATAGCGTGGGTTCCCGTACTTGTTATTGCTGCCATAGTTTCGCTTTCATTGGGTGCAGCATATTATGTCTATGACAAGACTAAGACTCTCGCATCCAATTCGAATGTCACCTACAAGGCATCGGATAAAGTTATCAAAAAGGTTTATGTCGATCTGACCGAAGAACAAATACAAATATTGGAAGACGATATAAACCGACAGATGAAAGGGGCTTTTACAACGGGGTATTGGAAGAGTGCAACCAATATAACATGGTTTTCTATACTGAAATATGGAGCCATTGCCGTAGGTGCTATTTGGGTGGTCAAGTGGATTAAAAATAATTTTTAAATTATGGCAAATCTATTCAATCCAGCATATATCGATCCAAATTCATATATCAAATTTCTAACAAAAGAGGAGTTGGAAATATGGTGTAGTAATGCTATGCATCCACCTCTCAATACTCAAAATTTCAAGATAAATACTTGGAACTATAATTACAATACCGTACCACTTTTAAAACCAGAGGATTTAGTACATGAATGGCCCGGCTCTTCTCCGTATTGGGAAGAATTAGAAAGTCATTATAAATCTGCTGCAATAGGATATTCCAAAGAGTTGCAAGGTATATCGGTCGGTCGTCTTTGTACCTTTTTATCATTGAGGGCGCGCCCCTCGAATGATGCTTTCTCTGTATTCAATATGCACATGAATCAATTTTATAAACATTCGAAAGAAAATGAGGGGCATAAAACCGATACAGAGTATACATTTCGATTTCCTTTGGTTTTGACCGGTCAATTCATTGATATGCCTGATGGACGTTGGCATTATGTGTATGTTAAAGAACATATTCAATTAAATACTGTATTTTGGTATTGGCGATATCTTCCAAGACCTGAATACGAGACATATAAGGAGCTGTATGAATGGACAAAAGAATTTATGGGATTTGTCACTCCCGAAGATTTTGAATCAATTCTTAAAAATTATGAGGTATTTAAATTCGGATTTGTTCGTGAAGATCTTATATCGTTCTATGAAGATTATGAAATAAATGGACAAAAAGTAAATATATCATTTCGTCGAGAGATATACGGCCCAAAATATGAATATCCTATGTTCTACAATTATGATTATCAATATAGTTATAATGCTGAAAATGGTTATTCGTATCTTTATATATTGCTTCCCGGATCTTTTTTGAGAGGGGAAAAACTTGATTATCCTTTAACGAATGTTACTCAAAGGATATACAAATGGAATCCTGACATAGATAGTCATTTAAGAATTAACGCTTACCCCAATGGAGGCGACCCCGATTTTATGGAGGATTGGACCGATGAAATCAAAGCCGATATGGATATCGAGAACGGGACTTCGGATCATAACCCATCTACGGAAGTTGTCGAGAAAAACGTATTGGCCGGAGCCGGTGTATTGGCTCTCGGTCTGTTATTGTTGAAAAATAATATGTAGCGATATGGAACGGAAAGACAGAAAAAAAAGAATCATCATGCCGTCCCGGAATAATACCGTGCTTCAATCCCCGGAAACCTCGGACGATGGCGCCCTTGACGGTGGCGGATTCGATGACGTGGTAGTCACCGGTCAGGATTTGCGCTGGAAGAAGTGGGCCGTTGCGATCGGAGCGGTAGCCCTCGTTTGGTTTTTAGTCATTCAGGAAGAATAACAATATAAATAACTATGTATCATGTGGTTCGAAAATAAAGTAACAAGCAATAAGGAAGCATTCTTGCAGAAGGTACGACTAATCTGCGCAAAACTGGGTATAGAGCCCGATTGGCTTATGTTCGTCATGAACTCGGAAAGCGGTTTGAATCCCGCTGCTTATAATCCGAATGGCGGAGCGTCGGGCCTTATCCAGTTCATGCCGGACACAGCGAAGGGGTTAGGCACGACGACCGAAGCCCTACGGAAGATGTCGAATGTCGCCCAACTCGACTACGTGTATAAGTATTTTTATCCGTATCGGGGAAAGATGAGCTCTTTGTATGATCTATACCTCGTTACTTTCTTCCCCGCCGCTCTCGGCAAACCGGACAGCTATGTGTTGCAAACATCGACACTCCCGGCGAAGGTAATAGCCGACGCAAACCCCGGTATCGATTTGGATCATGACGACCGGATCACCGTCGGAGAATTTAAAAGGTGGATCGATCTAAAAAAAAAAGTATGGGGTTAGAAAGCGGATTCAACGTATTTGTCATTGCTGGCTCCATCATTTGCGCCGGTATAATATTGTGGTACATTTTTAAACGAGATAACGATGATTAAGCCTCTAAAAATCATATATAAGAACACGATCCGAACGTCGAACGGGACGATCGAGAACGAGGGAACAAATTCCCCTTCGATTATCATATTCCGCAATCAAGGCACATCGATAGCCTATGTATTGGGAAATGTGAAGATATTCCCCGGTGAATCGTGGCAGTTGAAAAACGATCCCGGAATCGTGATCGAAAACAGCTTTACGGTGACATTCGATACCTCGGTTCCCGGATTGGAAAACAACTTAGCCGTTATTCGCGGATATTATAAAGATTAAAAACATTTCTGTTATGAACGAATATCAACCCTTAGATATAAATAGGAACCCTATCGGGGTTTTGCAGCCCGGAAAGCAATATTACATTGAAGGAAGCGGGGATTCGGTAGAATTGCCCGAAGCCGGTGTGTATATGTTGAGTTTTGTTAGCGGAACTGTTGTACAAATTAATTACCCGGACGGAACAGATAGCCGTGTGGTCGTGGCTACCGGAACGATTATCAGTTTCTATTTCCCTGCTGGAACGACTGTTAGTGTCGGTGATGAAGATTTGCAGCTTAACATCAATAAAATGCGGTAAACCATGAGTTTAGGAAGATTGGGATTGATACAGGCTGGGCAACCGTCGAAGCAGTGCCCCACATTGGCAGAAATGACAGCCGACGCTACGGCCACGGCTGCCGATATTATGGCTGGAAAGACGGCGTATGCACGAGGCGAGAAGTTGACGGGCACACTCGTACCCGTTACCAAAATCGACGTGGCAGCGGAGGGGATTAAATTCTCATATTCTACGTTCGAGGAAGTACCGGAGATATTCGACTTTTCGAATGTGACGGATTTGTCATACATTTTTGACACCTGCAAATCTCTAATTTCTTTACCTTCAAACTTAAATTGGGGGAAAATGACTAACGTTGTAGCGGCTTTTCGTGGCACAACAAGTCTAAATGATGAAGTAAATATAGAGCCGTTAGATGTGCTGTCATTAGAAGGAATTTTTCAGAGAAGTAATATAGCTAAAATCTTAAATTTATCCGTTCAAAGTGCATATACCGCATTTAACGCCTTTGAAAGTTCAAAACTAACGGAAATAGGCAATATCGATTTACCGGATATCGTCACCGCAACATACGCTTTTTCAAATATTCCTATCGTTCATTTCCCGAAGATAAATATTCCGAAAATTGCTAATTGTAGCTTTATATTCTATAATAACCAATCCATGCAATCTCTTGAATACTGGGATTTTTCGAACGTGACTAATGCGGTCAATATGTTTAAAGGCTGTTCGGCGCTGTCGTCTATCGGCGATGTTATCTTCTTACACACCGCTCTATCGCTGGCAGATTCCCCGAATATCGATGAAGATACTTTGAATCGATTCGGAGGATTCGCCAATGCTGCCGGAGAAAGCGGTGTAGCTCCATTAAAATCTCTGGGACTACCGGCCGCTGCGTTGACATTTAACACGACTGCACAAACTTATCTGGAAACAGAAGGTATCATAGCGAAACTGACAGATGAGAATTGGACGATTAATTTCGCCGATTCGATGTAATGGATAAAAGAACACAATCAAACAAAACCTCATAAAAAACAAATACCCATGAATATAGAAGAAAAGACCTATCAAAAGATTACTCCCGCAACGGAAGGTAATTACCTGACTACCTACCGAGAAGGCGATGATATAAAGACTTACGAGGGAGTAAAAGCGATGTACACGCCGGCAGACTTCGACGCTTCAACCGTAAGGGAGATTACACCGGAGAAACATCTAAGTTATCATGCAGCCAAAGAACAGGCTTTGCAGGAGGAAACAGAACAGGGAAATAATGCTTAATAACATATATATGCAGGAAAGAAATGTAATATCCGGCATGTTGGCAAGTTGGCTAACCTCGTTCATCGAGTTCGTCGAGCCGGTGAAATGGTTCATCGTGGCCGCTCTCTGTTTGATTATTGCCGATTTCAAATTTGGGATAGAAGCCTCTAAAAAAAGAGGCGAAACCATACGGAAAAGCCGGGCGATCCGACGTACTGTCAATAAGATGATCGACTATATATGTTGGATATTGGTTGCAACCAGTTTCGGAGCTGCATTCGGTCAACCTTTCGATATTCCCATACTTCCGGCTGTCGTCCTGTTCGTTATATACGGGTGTGAAATAAATTCCTGCTTCAATAATTATTTCGAATCAAGAGGCAGCAAGTTTCGAATCAATATATTCAAATGGTTCAAGAACAAGGCCGATATTATCGAGCCGGAAAGAAAGAAAAACGTATAATCGCTTGCATAATAGAACGGTACGATATATATTTGCAGTAGGATTACAGATATTTATATAACAATAAATATAGAGCGTGCGAAATCACCTAAAACTACCCTGTGCGAGCGTGATCTCCTTAAACTAAAAGAAACGAAAGTAAGAACGTATTTAACGGAACTACCTGAAACACGAAAATGAAAAAGCCGGTTAATCACCGGCTTTTCTTGTTTTGACTTGTCGCAAAATTTGCGACAACTGGATATTATAGATTGTTGTATATAAGTTCCGGCGGAATAGCCGATATTTTCGAGAAGGCGAAAAGTTTCTTTCCCAAGTCTTTCAGCGAAGCGCCTATATGGTAGATTTCCCCATCGATGATTAGGAACCGATCGTGCGCCTTTGTGTATAATTTGACCTTTACAGGCGAATATTGGGCGTTGAATCGCTTGATGTCGAGCTCTAATTGCGGAGTGATCTTATCCGTATAGATCACCACCGACACCGATTTTTCTCGTTTCCCGAATAAAGTCAGGACAGATTCGTCTATATAGTTGTCGAAAAGGACGATACTTTTTCGGGCTGACTTGACAAGATCGCAAACGAATTTGTAGGCGTCGAATATCTGGCCGGCAAAAAATATTCCCTCTATCGGCGGTAAGGAATGGCGGACGAAAAAATCTACTTGGTTGCTGAGCCTTTGTATTTCGGAGTCATATCTTTGGAAACGGGTATCGATTTTGTCTTCCAATCTTTCAAACCGATGGTTTAAGGAATAACCTTTCAACATATAATCTTTTAGAACAGAATTTGCCCAACGTCTGAAAAGTGTAGCGTTTTTTGAGTTTACCCGATAGCCTACCGATAGAATAGCATCTAAGTTATAGACTTTTGTTTTATAGTTTTTTCCATCTGCGGCAGTTAGTTCCAAAATGGAACATACTGAATTTTCGTCTAACTCATTACTGGCAAAGATGTTTTTTAGATGTTTGGTTATAGCTTGCCTCCCTGTTCCGAACAGTTCGGATATCTGTTGTTGTGTCAGCCATACGGTCTCATTTTCTAAACGGACTTCCAGACTTACAGCCCCTTCCGGTTGGTATAATACGATTTCACTCTTTTGTTCCATATCTGAATAGTTTTTGCAAATGTACATAAATAATTAAAAAACAGTGTCGAACTTCTGAATAATGGGGTTGGCTTGCTCGATGTCGTGCGGCGTATATATATCCGTGATGAGAATCGAGGAATGCCGTGCTTGATCACGGACCGATATATTATCGATCCTCGCCCGTAACATCGATGTCACCCCGGTATCTTTCAATGAGTAGAATTTGTATGATGCAGGGAAATCGAGGGCTTTTCGAACAAAGCGAATCCAATAGTCCCGGAACTGTTTACTATCGCGGAAATCCTTACCGGGTATAAAACCATTTGAAAACAGATAATAATTGCCCGGAAAAGAGAACACATTTAGGTCTACCAATAGTTTAAGCACTTTATTCGGCAACGTGATAACGGCATCTTTCCTGTTTTTGGAATTATCGGCATGTAGGCGGAGGGTCCCGGACTTAATAGAGAAGTCATTTATTTTTATCAAACTTATTTCTTTTGGCCGGACGAAACAATAAAATAAGAGATAGCAACCTAACAGATAGTGCCGGTTATGGGTATTCAAATAGTCGAGCAGCCGGATCAGATCGTTTTCTTCTATAAGTTTCCGTTCTTTTTTAATACTCCGTTTGGAAATATTATCGATACCGTCGGTTAGCTTGTGTTCTGTATATCCATGTTTTAACAACCACCCCGAAAATACCCGTAGCCATGTCAGATAATTATTCCGAGTTTGCGGACTGTTTCCCCGTTCTATATAGATATGATCGAGGAACTCGGAGATATAAGATTTTGAAAGTTGATAAATGTAAGTGATCGGCAGCTTTTGAGAATCGTTGTATTTGAGAAAATTCCGCAAGTAGGAAACATATCCTATATAGGTATCTTGCCGAATGATTCCGTCGGAAAAAAGCCGGTCGATGTAGCTCCGGTATCTATCGCATACGTCGGAGAATAAGGCTAAACCTTTACTATTTCCGTTTTGATTGATCCACGGATTCCAACCGATTCGGAGCTGGTTATGTAGACGGGCAATCAGATCGGCGGCATACTTTCGCCGTTCTGAAATCTTTTCGATGTGATTTAACTTGATTCTTTTTAGCCGTAGAGTTCCAGCCAAAGGATCGAAGGCTTTAAATCCGATATACCAGTCATTACCCTTTTTTCCGGTATAAAGTTTTGGAGGCGTATAAGAAATTACCTCCGAAGTCAGAAATTTTTTTTGAACAGACATTTTTTTTTAAGAAGAGATTATTTTTCAAATCTCCCCTTGAATTAAACATCTCCCGTATTTCTCCCGGTCGTATTTAAACGACCAAACCTAACTTATTGAATTGCAATAAGTTAGGTTAAAATCAGTCGGGGTGACAAGATTCGAACTTGCGACCACACGCCCCCCAGACGCGTACTCTAAACCGGGCTGAGCTACACCCCGCTGAATTGGTAGTGCAAAAGTAGTGGTATTTTCTATACTGACAAAATTTTGAACAACTTTTTTACTCCTGTTTTTCTTCGAAATTTCCTAATTGCTTGCAAGAGAGTCGGTAGGGGTTATAATTTAAATAGGTCGCGGTATAGGTCGAATGCTACGAATATTTCTTCCTTATCGACGTGACAGTCGATGACCGGTTTGCCGATGGTTTGTAATAATGTGAAGTTGATGTATCCGGCTTCGTTTTTTTTGTCGTGGGTCATCAACTCGTAGAGTGTTTCGTAGTCCTTACAGGTAATGGGAAATGCTCTGTAATGGCGATAGATGTATGCTGCCAATTCGGAGATTGTTTCGGACGGAAATTTCAGATAACGGTGGGAGAGTAGTAATTCGCATATGAGTCCCCAAGCCACGGCGAATCCGTGAGGTATGGGAGTTTCCCGCTTGTGTGAAAGGCTCTCGAATGCATGGCCGATGGTATGACCTAAATTCAAGGCTTTGCGTATTCCTTTTTCAAAGGGATCTTCGGCGACGATACGTTCTTTGACTTGTATCGATTCTTTGAGCAGAGGCAGAAGTTTTTCCCAATCGGGTATGGACAAGTCGAAATCGAGCAATGAACGGTAGGTGGCCGGATTGTCGATAAGTCCGTGTTTCAACATTTCGGCGTATCCCGACAATAATTCGTTCTGTGGCAGTGTCTGAAAGAATTGTGTAGAGACGATGACCGTATCGGCAGGGCGGAAGGCTCCTATTTCATTTTTCAATCCATTGAAATTTATTCCTGTTTTTCCTCCTACGGCGGCATCTACTGCTCCTAACAGGGTTGTGGGGATATTGATGAAACGGATTCCTCTTTTGAAACAGGCTGCGGCGAAACCTCCCAAGTCGGTGACCATACCTCCTCCCAAGTTGATAAGAAGCGATTTTCTGCTGGCTCCCTTGTGGCTCAGTTCGTTCCATACGTGAACGAGTGTTTGGAGTGTTTTATGGGTGTCGCCGGCTTCGATCGTAATATATTGAGCCTGTGTGGATATGTTTTTCGATATTTCGGGTAGGGCGAATTTTTGGGTATGTGTGTCGCAGAGTATAAAAAGAGTATCGAAAGAAAAGTTTTCGAGCATATTTTTAAGGGTTTCGCCGGGTGTGGCTGTGAATATGATTTTTTGCGACTCCATACAGATGATATTATCGGGTGATTTTTAGCGTGTGTATAAGTTCGTCGACATGATTGGCGAAATCGGGCATGGACGGAAAAACCATATCGGCTCCGGCTTCGATAAGCGCCTGTGCCGGAATGGGGCCTGTGTTGACTGCTATGGTAAATATTTGTGCTGCCGTACCGGAGACTACCCCTAAGGGTGCGTTTTCGATGACAATCGCTTCGTTCGCTTTGACTCCGGCTTTGGAAAGTCCCATTAAATAGGGTTCGGGACTCGGCTTCCCAATCTTTACGTCATATGCCGTCACCTTATATTGCTGTTCGAATACACCGGGATAATCGTGGTCTAACCGATCTAAGAGAGAACCTTGTCCCGAACCTGTGACCAGTACAGGGCGTATGCCGTTACCGATGATTCGTTGCAGCATGAGGTCGGCTCCCGGCATGGGGACGATTTTTTCCAACGCGTTGAAATGTTTTTCCTTGATTTTATAAATCTCGGCACACTCGTCATCGGACACCTGTTTCCCGAAATGTTTGTCGAACAAGTATTTAATTGTACTGGCTCCTGTTCGTCCTTCGTATAGATAAAATTCATCTTTGGAACATTTGAATCCCATAGGGGTGAGTGTACGATACCAAGCTTCGACATGATTTTTCATCGAGTCGTAGAGAACTCCGTCCATATCGATAAGCGCGGCCTTAGGAGTAATGCAAGGCACGTTGTGCTGTAAAAGATAGTTTTTAATAGCGATATTTTCCAAAATGTCGTGTTTCTTGTTTTATTCTACAAAAATAGAGCTTTTGAGATAATTAGCCAAAGAAGTGATGTTGAAAGACTTTTATTTTGTTTGAGATTGGATATTGGGTTTATTTCTGGTTTGTTAAAAATTTAACAAGATGTAAAATTAAGGCATAAATGTTTGTATTCTGTGATAATCCATTATTTTTGCAATAGATACGAGAATAGGTCGAGTTTCGGCATTACTAATCAAACTTGTTTCTGCGTTGGGCTTGTACTATTTTTGTCGCAAATATGGAAATGGATTGTATTTCGATATTATCAAGATTTGTTTTTTCTGCTTTTTGAAATAAAATAAAGTTATAAGGATATGAAGAGACTATTATGTAAATGGATTCCGGTGTGTGCAATGGGTGCTGTTTTATGTGCCTGTGGGGGTGGAGTAGCCGATGGAGATTATGTCGGTGCATTTAAAGAATATGTGAAATCGGAGTTGAAGTCTGGAACGTGGGTTCTATCGGCCGATGAAAACTTATCCGCAGAGAAAGTCGATTCGATTCAAGTAGAAATTCTCCATGAAGTGACCGTTGCCGATAGTCTTCGAGCCGGTCGTCAAGAGGCTATCGATAGTTACGTTTCTACCGAACAACGTTTGAAATATGAGATGGAGGTAGCAGAACATAATTATAAACTCGATGAGAACAGCCAGTTTGCTCGTCGTGCCGATTATGAACGAAAATTGAAAGAGGCTATGCGTTCACATGGGAATGACCGTAATTATGCTTCGAAAATAGAAGGATATAAACAGGCTATGGAGCGTTTGCCCAAAGATCATGAAGCTTACGTAAAATTTGACAAGGATAGGGACTTTTCGTATATTCGAGAATATGAGACCGCCAAATCGGCTTATGATCAATTTGTCGCCACGAATGTAGACGATTATATACAATCGTATGATTTAATCGCTCGCTATGTCGGTCGTGATACGACTGAGGTTTTGGGTGTTGCCGCTCAGGTAGAATTTATTACTCCGGACGGGAATCAATCTGCTATCGTTTTGTTTAATGAGAAACCAACCTTTGTGAAAACCATCTTAACGGATGCTCAGGCGTTGGAAGACGATGATACAGAAAGCGACGCCATAGAGTATGAAGCGGAATAATAAATAGAATGGTTTAAAAATAAAAAAGGAAAGGGCTACATTTTGTAGCCCTTTCCTTTTTTATTCGATTCAAAATATTATCGATATCGTATAACAAAACATGTAAAAGCAAAAATTTTTCAGGTATGTAGGGGGTATGTGTATTTTTTGTGTCATAATGGTAGAACGACTTTAATCTTTCTATTAAAAATTTATGTATTTATGATTAAAAAACATGTACTCCTAAGTATTTTGGGACTTTTCATTGCGTGTACTGTCGGGGCGCAGGATAATTCGATGGCCGATGAAAAGGCTATTGTGAAGTCGGGTAACATGCGCTTTACGGTGTTGACTCCCGAAATGATTCGTATAGAATATAGTGCGAAATTGCAGTTTGAGGATCGCGCGTCCTTTGTAGTCATTAATCGCCATCTTCCGGTTCCGAATTTTACCCAAGAGGAACGTGACGGATATCTTTATCTTACAACCGATAAACTGGAACTGCGTTATAAACTGGGTACATATCCGGTAAGTAATGATCGTTGTAATCCTAATTTACAAATTACACTCGATGTGAACGGGGTCGAAGAGGTGTGGTATCCTGGGAAACAAGACCCGTATAATCTGAAAGGAACGACTAGAACTTTGGATAGAGCAGAGGGCGATGTGCGTGAATGGTTGGAGAATGGGTTACTTTCTCGTGTTGGTTGGGCTGTGATCGATGAACGAGAACCTCGCAAAGACGGTAGTCTGAGTCTTATGTTCGAGAGAGATACGAATGGGGGTATGGATTGGGTCGCTCAACGTAAGGATACCGCCGCTCTTGATATGTATTTCATGGGTTATGGGCATGATTATAAAAAGGCTCTTGGCGATTTCACCAAGATAGCCGGTAAGATTCCGTTGCCTCCGCTTTATGTATTTGGATATTGGTACTCTAAGTTTCAACGTTATACCGAGCAAGATATGCGCGATATTGTAAATGAAATACGTTCGCGTGATATTCCTATGGATGTACTCGTTATAGATATGGATTGGCATCGTAATGGCAAGACCGGTTCTACCGATGGAACCGAGTGGACCGGTTGGAGTTGGAATAAAGCTCTTTTCCCCGATCCTGCCGGTTTTATCTCTTGGTTGCACGATGAACAAAATTTGAATACGACACTTAATTTGCATCCGGCCGATGGTGTTTTCCCCAAAGAGGATAATTATGATGCTTTGTATGCCGATTTGGCCGGACGTTATTCTGATATAAAGGCCGATAGTCTGACTAACGAAGACGGTACCATTCGTTGGAATATCGAAAACAAGGATTTCTACAAGGCCTTTTTCGAACATATTTTACGGCCTCATGAAAATATCGGTGTCGATTTTTGGTGGGTCGATTGGCAACAGTGGATGATTGCGCAGAATGAACCGAATTTAGGTAATACTTTTTGGTTGAATCATGTGTTTTTCAACGATAAAAAATTGCAGGCAAAAAATCGGCCGTTTATCTTTCATCGTTGGGGTGGGTTGGGTAATCATCGTTATCCTATCGGTTTTTCGGGAGACTCGGAAGCGACTTTTTCTTCGTTGGCTTTTCAGCCCTATTTTACAGCTACCGCATCTAATGTCGGTTATGGTTATTGGAGTCATGATATAGGAGGTCATAATCAGGAGGGAGCCAACGATGCCGAGTTGTATTTGCGGTGGATTCAATACGGGGTCTTCTCTCCTATATTGCGTACACATGCTACGGCTGCCGGCCATATCGAACGTCGCATTTGGAAATATGCTAATTTTGAGCAGATGCGTGATGCCATTTATTTGCGTTATGCTTTGATACCTTATATTTATACGATGGCACGCTGGTCGTACGATACGGGAGTGGGCATGTGTCGTCCTATGTATTATGATTATCCCGAAGCAGATGAGGCTTACCGTTATGAGGGACAGTATATGTTTGGAAACGATATACTCGTAGCCCCCGTCACTTCGTCGGATAAAGGAACGAATGTCAGTGAAAAAGATATTTGGCTACCTGAGGGCAAGTGGTATGAAGTGATGACGGGTGAGTTAATCGACGGTGGTTCGGTCGTTACTCGTTCGTTCACTCGTGAACAGATTCCTTATTATTATCGCGAGGGTGCTATCATTCCGCTTTATCCTCGTATGATGCACCTGAAAAAACGGCCTGAAACACTCACTTTGCAGTTTACACCCGGAGTCAGAGGCGAATTTAATTATTATGAGGATGCCGGAAACAACGCTGATTATGAAACAGCTTGTACATTTACAAGAATTACGCAAAATACCGAGGACGGAAGAACCTCTTGTACTATTTATCCTCGTACCGGATCATTCGACGATATGCCGGAAGAACGGGCTTATCGTCTTGAATTTTTGGCTCGGAACGAGGCTCCGACAAAGGTCACTTTTTCCGATGGAACGCATGCTGTCTATGAGTACGATGCCGAGGGTAAAAAGATCGTGATTTCCGTACCGAAAAGAGCATGCAGTTCAGCTATAACCGTAATCATTGAATAATAAAAAGAGAAAAATATGAAAAGATTTTGCAAGAATATGGCCGTTTTATTTCTCTTGTTTGGATTTGTTCTAACTGCGAGAGCAGATTGGCGGCTTGTTGGAGATACGGCTGAATTAAAGATTCCCGTCGTGCTTTCTCCGGTGGGAGACGATGGAAAGGAGTTTGTTTACGTGGGTGGCTTGCCGGAAGTTTTGTTTAAATTGACCGATGGTATAACGGAGTATGTCCATGAATGTGGTAGTAATAATCCTTTGAGCGATTCTATACCTTTGCGAGAGGCCGGTGAAGACGAGCGAGGGTTGTGTATCCGGTATGCGAGCGAGACCGATGTATATAGATTGACCCTTACAGTCGATGGTAATGCAAAAAGTTTGAAGGCTGAACGGCTCGAATTGCCTAAAAACTTGTATATCATAGGAGGCCCGTTTAATCGAGAGATTCAATTTTGGAAGTTTCAGGATGCCAAAGCCTTAGAAGTGGATCGGACATATCCTTATATTTTCTATTATAAGGGTGTCATGCGCTATAACGATGAGGGTGACGAGTGCGGTAGTTTCATGTTTTTGAAACGATTGAGCTGGGACGATAAATATCACCCTGCATCGAGTGGAGATTTTTCTATTTCGGGAAAGGTGGGACAACCTTTGAAAATGCGTTTGAATGGAGAGGATAATAAGTGGACTATTCTGGCTGACCGAAGTGGAGATGGATATTATGAATTGAAAGTCGATTTACTCAATCTTACACTTACCGTCGAAAAGTTTGAACCGGATTTGGTAGAGAATCCATTTCCTCTTTCGGTTTTTGCTGTTGGAGCGGCTATGCCTTGTGGTTGGGATAATGCCCATCCTATTGTGATGACCCCGATCGCAGAGGGTGTATATCGTTGGGAAGGAGATGTAGAGGCCGGCGATTTCAAATTCCTTCGTAGAAGAGGAACTTGGGAACGTTGTTATGTGGCTAGGACAAAAGATGAATCTATTCGTTTTGGCGAGGAACATGATGTTATTTATGAGTATAATTCGTTTGAGGAGGGAAATGACTATAAGTTTGTGCTTCCCAAGACAAATCATTGTATTCTGACACTCGACCTTAACCGAATGAAATTGAGGGTGGATAATGAAGAAACGGAAGGCAGTGGCGTTGAATCGATTAAAATATCTGGCGAGTTGATCCATTACAGTTCGGATAATACGCTTTTCTTGCGAAGTAAAAACAATTTACAGTTGCAGGCTCGTGTATTTGCCCTTGATGGGTGTCTCGTCTCGGAAGATGTTTTTATAGGTGGTACGGACATTAGCCTCTCTCGTGGTTATTATATCGTAGTCCTTCACCGTGAAGATGGTACGCAAGTTGCCGAGTTCAAAGTTTTTGTTGATTGAATCTGGACTTAGATTGGAATTTGTTATAATAGTTAATTGACACGAGCCTGTGTTCCGCTATCGGGATTTTAAAGTAATCGGGTTGTTGAAATACAAATAATACGAGATTATCTTTTGGAGGTAATCTCGTATTATTTTAAATGTGAACGTTTTAATTATATCGGCTAAATGTTGAATCCGATTTTTGTTTTGTTCGTTTCTTCGTTATCGACAGATAAATTTTTGACAATAGTTACCACATCGCAATAAATAAATCCCTTGCTTCAATGAGATGGAGTTATCTCCCTCAACACCTTGAACTTGGGCTACGATTCGACCTTGTAGGTCGCTGATGATAATTTCTTGGGGTACAAGAAGTCGTATAATTGTGTTGCCGGGATAGGAAATAACCTTGATCTCTTGGTTTTCTCGACGGGTATTGTCTATATTCGAGGGAACGGGAACTTCTGTCAGTTCTGTCCATTGAGATTGGTAAAGATCGTCGCCCACTACTGCATAGGCACTCATGCGAAATGCAAATTGGTCACCCCATGCTTTGGGTAGATCTGTAAAAGTGTAACTGTTCGTCCTGCGGCCTTCGACGAGGGTATAATCGTAGTTATAGCTAAACCGGTCTCCCTTTGAAAGAGTTTGAGTCATTGTGAATTCGTCGAGATAGATTTCTTTGGTATAATCGAGTTGCCTAAAATATAATTCGATATACATTTGTTCACTGCTATGCTTAAAGTCTATTGTCAAATTATTATAGCCTTCTTGTGTGAGAAATTTGGTTACTTTCTCGGGAGTACCTTGTGTGTAGAAGTTGTTAAAGTCGATTTTATCTCCTTTGGCTCCATATACTCGTACGTTGACTGTACAACCATTTGTATTGGTTGTGCTGATGACGGGGGTCTGAATATTGATACCACTGAGCATGCCTTCCGTCCAGCAGCCGAAATTAACAGACCAGTCAGGGACAGTTGTATATTCGTCGTAATTCGTTGTACCGTCGTCTTCTGCCGGAAGATCGATCGTGCCTCCCGTAAAAGCATCGAAATTTTCGTGGAGAATGGTTTTTGTTTCGTCTCTTTGGGCAATGTGGGTATAAACATTGTAAACGACATATCCGTTGGATCCGATGACTGTGTTCCAGTTGGCTGTATATTGCCCCCCTTTAATATCGGTGAATTCTTTGAGTACAGGTTTGGAAAGGGAACCTGCATATCCGAATACATCAATCGTATTTGATTCCAAAGAAGTTTCAGAGTCGTTGGTGCTTTTTACCGTGTAAAAATAATCGGTATTGTCTTTGAGTCCGGTGACGGGAGCTGATGTTTCTGTGATTCGTTTGTTTTCGACAAGATAATCCCGTGTTTTTACGATACCGCCATAAGTATAACTTATTTCGTCAATAGCCGTGGGACTGTTTAGATCTGGATTTTCATCGGTATAAATCATTTTGAACTGAATACACCCCACCGGGATATTGGCGGAAAAATCGGCTATTCCTCCACTTCGATAACTGATTGTTGAGGCTTCACCAAGAGAGTGCCATTGAAAGCCGTCAAATCCGTAAACTGCGACTGTTCCGGTGGCATTGGCGTTTTTTATCCAAAACGAAAATTTCGAGGCGGGGGCCGGTAATACAGGGGTAACAATCGAATCGCCTGTGGCATCGAATGCAAGAGCTATTTTCCCCGAATAAACAGATGTGGTATCTCCGGCGACATTGGTCGTATATAATTGGCGAATAGAGCCGGCATTCACGTCGATTTTCCAATTTTCGGGGAATACGGATAGGTTAGAGTCTATGTATTTATTTTGTTTTGACCCGGAAGAACGAGGCACTAATCCCTCAAAACTTTCTGTGACTTTTACTGTTTCTGTCCCGCAATCTTCCATTTTATAGGCAAAAACATTCAAATTGTATGCCGAAGCCTGAGATACAGATTGCCAGTTTGCGGTAAAGGAATTTTCAGTAATATCGGTTGCGGGTAGAGCTTTGGGGACTTCAAGAGCGGCATGGGAGAGTGCAATTCCCCATAACGATAAAATAAGAGTAGCTAATCTTCTCATGATCTAAGGGTTATGTTTTATAGGGAGTAAAGATATTAAAAATATATAGAAAAATTTATTTGATAAGATATTTTAAAAGAACAGCCTGCCGAATTTTTCGGCAGGCTGTTCCTACATTTACGTTATGTTTAATTAGATACGAGCTTGTATGGCTTTACTTTCTTCTTCGTAACCGGGTTTATTGAGCAAAGCGAACATATTGCGTTTGTATGCTTCGACTCCCGGTTGGTTAAACGGGTTTACACCCAAAATATAACCGCTAATGCCGCAGGCTTTTTCGAAGAAGTAAATCAGTTGTCCCAAATAGAGCTCCGATAATTCGGGTATTTCTATTTTAAGATTGGGGACTCCGCCGTCTACGTGAGCTATTTGAGTCCCAAGTTCGGCCATTTTGTTTACTTCGTCCACTCTCTTTCCCGACAGGAAATTTAGCCCGTCCAGATTATCCTTGTCGGAAGGGATATTTACCGTATGCTTCATTTTGGCGACCGAAAGAACGGTTTCGAAGATGGTTCTTTCACCTTCCTGAATCCATTGTCCCATCGAATGTAAATCGGTCGTGAAGTCGACAGACGCCGGATAGATTCCGAGGTTTTCTTTTCCTTCGCTTTCTCCGTAGAGTTGTTTCCACCATTCTGCGAAGAAGTGTAATTTAGGATTGAAGTTGACGAGGATTTCTATTTTCTTTCCGCTTTGATATAAAGCATTTCGGGTGGCAGCATAAATCGCTGCGGGGTTTTTCTCGAAAGGAATATCTTCTCCACACGCTTTTTCCATAGCTACCGCTCCGGAAACCAGCGTTCTGATGTCGAATCCGGCTATGGCGATAGGCAATAGTCCTACGGGAGTGAGTACCGAGAAACGGCCTCCTACGTTGTCGGCAATGACAAAAGTTTTGTATCCTTCGGTGTCGGCCAGTTTACGCAATGCACCTTTTTTTGCATCGGTTATGGCGATGATGCGATGTTTGGCTTCGTCTTTTCCTACTTGTGCTTCGAGCTGCTCTTTCAACAATCGGAAAGCGATGGCGGGTTCTGTCGTCGTTCCCGATTTTGAAATGACGACGATGCCAAAAGATTTATTTTTCAGGAGGGTTTGCAGTTCAAACAAATAGTCTTCGCCGATGTTGTGTCCGGCAAACAGTACGAGCGGATTTTTATGTTCCGAGCGAAGAAATTCGAATGAGTCGGATAGAGCCTCGATAACAGCTTTGGCTCCGAGGTAGCTACCTCCGATACCAATGACTACTACTATTTCGCAACGGTCTTTCAATTGTTTTGCAGCAGCTTCGAGGTCTGCTAAATGGGCTTCTGTTATTTCGGAGGGTAGATGCAGCCACCCTAAAAAGTCATTTCCTTTACCCGTACCTTTGTGCAGCATTTCCATGCCGCTTTTCGCTTTGTTTTCCAATGCGAATACATCGCTTTTGGATACAGTGCCTAATGCTTTTTCAATGTTCAATTCGATTGATTTCATAGTTTCACTATATTAGTTGTATTACAGAAATGTATCATATATACTTTCGATGGCGTGCCGGGGCAATACTTTTTTGTAGAGTATATCATAAACACATTGCAGTATGGGCATGTTCACCTTGTATCGTTCGTTTATTTCGTAAATACACTTCGTGCCGAAATATCCTTCGGCAATCATCTCCATTTCCATTTTTGCGGCGCTGACGGAGTAACCACGTCCTATCATGGATCCGAAATTGTGATTGCGGCTGAACCGGGAATAGGCGGTAACCAAAAGGTCTCCCAAATATACCGAGTCGCTGATGTTTCTGTCCCGGCATGGGGAGACTGCTTGTAAAAAACGGTCCATTTCGTTCAAGGCGTTGGATACGAGCATAGCTTGAAAATTATCTCCGCTCTTCATACCATGACAAATCCCGGCGGCTATGGCATAGACGTTTTTTAATACGGCAGAATATTCAATGCCTTTTACATCGGAGGAGATAATAGTTTTCAGCTTGGGGCTCGCCAATATGTCGGCGAAACTTCTCGCTTTTTGCAGATCGTTACACCCGATGGTGAGATAGGAGAGCCGTTCGAGCGCTACTTCCTCGGCATGGCATGGCCCACCGATTACGGCCAAGTGGGATTCCGGTATGTGATAGAAATTTTGCAGGTATTCGGTGACGATCATATTTTCGTCGGGAACGATTCCTTTTATCGCTGTCACGACAAATTTTTTACTGATGTCGGCCGACAGTTTCTTTAAATGGGACTTCATGTAAGGCGATGGAGTCACCAAGAGTAACGTGTCGGCTGCATCGGCGATTTCGTTGATGTCGGAGCTGAAATGTATTCGAGATGTGTCGAATGTGACATCGGACAAATATACAGGATTGTGGCCTGTTTGTTTGAAATCGGCGATACGGTCGTCTCGACGCATGTACCATAGGATATTATCGGCATTATTAAGCGCCAGCTTTGCCAAAGCTGTTGCCCAACTGCCACCTCCCATGATCGCTATTTTACCGGGTATAGGCATGGTCGATTATCGTTTTGCGTTTTCTACCCATTTTTTTACATCGTCGATCGTGGGGTTAGCCAGTTCGAGCTTGTATTTTTTGTTAATGCCACAGATTTCTTGATGCATTTTGTTCGGATTGGCTTCTGCTACGTCTGCTACGGTGAGGTATCCTGCTTTTTGAATGGGTGCGACCCATTCGGCAGGAATGTTTATGGTGGTATAGGCCGCTTCGTTATCTCGTTTTTGAACTTTCTCGGGGCGCATTTGCGGGAAGAGGAGAACTTCTTGTATGGTGGTTTGACCTGTCATGAGCATGACGAGCCGGTCCATACCTATTCCCATACCCGATGTGGGAGGCATGCCGTATTCGAGAGCCCGGATAAAGTCATTATCGATGAACATGGCTTCGTCGTCTCCTTTTTCGGAGAGGCGGAGTTGTTCTTCGAAACGCAACCGTTGGTCGATGGGGTCGTTCAACTCGGAGTAGGCATTACAGAGTTCTTTCCCATTTACCATTAGTTCGAAACGTTCGGTCAGTTCGGGGTTGTTCCGATGACGTTTGGTAAGCGGCGACATTTCGATGGGATAATCGGTGATAAAGGTGGGCTGTATGTAATGGCCTTCGCATTTCTCGCCGAATATTTCGTCGATGATTTTTCCTTTGCCCATTGTTTCGTCGACCTCGACCCCGATTTTTTTGCAAACTTCGCGCAATTGTGCTTCGTCCATGCCGCTGATGTCGATACCCGTGTGTTCCTTGATAGCGTCGAGCATAGTGATACGCTTGAACGGAGTTTTGAAATTGATCGTGTTTTCACCGACTTTGACTTCGGTAGTACCGTTTACGTCGAGACAGATTTTTTCTAACATTTTTTCGGTGAAATCCATCATCCAGTTGTAGTCCTTGTAAGAGACATAGATTTCCATACAGGTAAATTCCGGATTGTGCGTTCTGTCCATGCCTTCGTTGCGGAAGTTTTTGGAAAATTCGTACACTCCTTCGAAGCCTCCGACAATCAGCCGTTTCAAATATAATTCATCGGCGATACGCAAATATAGAGGTATGTCGAGTGCATTGTGGTGGGTGATGAACGGACGGGCGGCCGCACCTCCGGGTATCGATTGCAGAATGGGTGTTTCGACTTCCAGATATCCACGAGAGTTGAAATATTCCCGCATGGAGGTGTACACTTTGTTCCGTTTGATGAATATATCTTTTACTCCTTCGTTTACCACCAAGTCTACATAGCGTTGACGATAACGGAGCTCGGGGTCTTCGAAAGCGTCGTAGGCTACCCCGTCTTTCATCTTTACGATGGGAAGGGGGCGTATCGATTTGGCGAGTACTGTCAGCTCTTGTGCGTGGACCGTTATTTCTCCCATTTGGGTGCGGAATACAAATCCGCGAATACCGATGAAATCGCCGATGTCGAGCAGCTTTTTGAATACGGTATTGTATAATTCTTTATCTTCTCCCGGGCAGAGGTCGTCACGCGAAATATAAACTTGGATTCGGCCCTCCGAGTCTTTCAACTCGATGAATGAGGCTTTACCCATGATACGCCGACTCATAATACGTCCGGCTATGGCTACCTGACGAGGAGTTTCCGCACCATCGACGAAATTATTTTTTATTTCCTGAGAATAGGCGTTTACAGGATATTCGGCAGCAGGGTAGGGTTCTATGCCCAATTTGCGCATTTCGTCGAGACTGTTACGACGAATGATCTCTTGTTCGCTTAGGTCGAGAATATTCATAGGTATATGTTTGTAAATTTTCGCAAAAATACAAAACTTTGAGCTAATCCGGCTATGTTTGGCGTAAATTATTGTTATCGAGCGACTGTTATCCCGATGTAAAGTTTATGTTTTCGTGGTATCGTTTTCATCGTCGGAGGGAACCATAATATCGGACTTGTTTTTTAACCATTTGAAGATATTGATTCGCAGTTTGCTTCCCCGGGCTTCGAAGTAATTGTTGAAACACGAATTGATTTCACAGCCATACACCACTAACAGCACGAGAGCCGGTAATATGGGAATCCCGAACGGTGTGCCGAACGCTTCGCCAAAGCTCGTGGCGACCAGTATCCAGCAAAGATAGTCGATGATTTTGTTTGCGCTTCGGCGTATCGCCCTGCTTTTGCGTATGGTTTCGCCCCGATGCCGTGCTGCTTCGATCCCGAATTTCAAGTCGGCCAAAACCAATGCGAATGCAGCTAATAGAAACCAACGTATGGGTGAGATAAAATCGGCGGCCCAAGAGAGATACGACACGAGCGAGCCGTTGATGAGATTGCGTTCGTCCAT